CGAATAGAACGGGCTAGACGTATAAAGTGGGTCAAACGCACGGGTGCGGTTATCTAAAACGATACTGAACTGACCAGCATCATACTGATCAAGGTCACGGCTTTTACCGCGTGACGTGGTAACGGTTCGAACATACGAAGTGATTTCAGTGCTACCGCCCAAAAACACACGAACAACAGGTTTAGCCATTATGCCCTAGCGAAAATCTTGCCAGTGGTTCGCTCATATTTCAAAATAGCGTCAACCACTTGCTTACCAACAGCAGCCCCGTCAGTTCCCATACCAGCGTTCACAACCACATTAATCACGGGGTTAGCTTTGTCACCGAACTGTGACAGTGTGCCATAGGCAGCAATGTCAGTAGACAAACCCTGAAACTGTGAATAACCTGCGTTTAGTTGCCCAATTGAACCAGCACCCGAAGCCGCTAGTGAAGCAGCCAAACGCCCACCTTCCATCGGCCCAGCCATAATCAACTGATTCAACAATTGCGTGTTCAAACCCTGACCAGCAAGTGACCTGATGTTATCCGCAAACGCTTTAGTCTGAGCAATCAACTTGTTCACGTTACGCAACAAACCACCAGCAGTCTTACCCATCTGGGTTATGTCAAACGCACTCATAATGCTGTTACGAATGTCAGCAAACGTTGACTTGACTGAATCTGCGTATTCTTCGTCAGCCTTTTTTTGTTTTTCGTATTCTGCTTTTTTTGCTTCAGTTAGTTCTTCTAAACCCCTACTAGTAGCGTTCCAGGTCTTTTGCAATTCGCCTAAAGCACCCTTGCCCATATTTACAATCTTGTTATAAGTAGTAACCCAATCATCGCCACTACCAACAATCGCTTCTGCTAAACCTTCAGACAAGCCCTTTCGCATAAGAACATTTATGGCACGAAGTTTTTTAGCGTCATCTTTAAGTTTTTTAGTAAAATCTGCAATCGTGTCATCAATCGTGTCATCAATCCAGTCACCAAACGGGTTGTCTGGCATCTTCCAATCGCTTGGCATAATCTTCGGGTCATATTTATCGGCTTCTTTTATAAGTGCAATTGCTTCTTTATAATATTCCCCACCTATTTCAGCGTTCTTTGAAAAAAGTTTGCCAGCCGTATCCCAATCGCCTTTTAGAATTGCGGTTTGAATCTTTGCAAAGTTTGAAAGTGATTCGGTCGTGCCAGTAATGAACAAACCCAAGACTTGAATTTGCGTAGTGGTTTGCTTAAGCCAAACAAGAAAGCCCTTCATAATGTCAGCCCAGTCAATGCCCAAACTCTTAAACAACTCTGCAAAGGTTTCCCAAACTGTTTCAGCCGTTTCACCAATGCTGGTCATCGCTTCACCAATAAGCGTAAAGACCTGACCCGTAAAAGTGTTTGGATCGTTCATATCTGTAAAGAATTTGTCAAATGCTGGATAAACAACATCAGTTATAAAGTTCGCAAGCTTTTCGACAATAGGCAGCAACATTGTGCCGATGCCTTCCCAAATTTCGCTGATTGCGATGTTGAACCTGGCGAATGGGTCAGCGTTTGTTTTTGCAGCCCCTTCTACCGAGTCGGCAAAATCGTCAATGCTTCCACCAGTTTTTTTCAACTGTGGTTCAAGCTTGTAAAGGGCTGTATAGTTTCCGTTTTGGGCTTTAGTCAAAGCCGCCATATAAGTGTTTAGACCTTTGCCAGACTGTGCCGAACCATCCAAGCCGATTTGCAAAAGGTTCTGGGCCGTTGAAAGGCTACCTGTGGCACGAACAGCGTTTGCCAAAGCCGGTCTTAATTCTGAATCCGTAATGCCAGACGCTAAAGAAAGGCTTTTCACATATTGCTCATTGGCAGCAATCTGGGCATCAGTAGCACCAACGGTGTTGCGTAACTGATTAGCAAGAAGTTTTTGTTCTTTGGCATCTTCAGCAGCGGCTTTTGTGGCTTGAGTAAGGCTACTAACAATCGCACCAATACCAACACCAATACCAACACCAGCAAGCACACCCTTAAGCGACTTACCAACCTTGCCAAAATCCCGTTGTGCCTTCTTCAAACCTGCATCATCAAAAACAGATTTGACTGCAAGAATAATCGAACTAGCCAATTCACAAACCCTTCATATTTACCATTTTGGCAAAATTAGTAATTACTTTGTCAATCTCGTTCATAGCCTGTGGCAACGAAGATTCAGCAGCAGGATAAACAAAACGTGACGCTTTACCACCCAACGCACGGATCAACGCCCGACCCTGACCATTGACCTTGTGAGTTCGAACGCCATTTTTCCACTGATACTGTCTGGTTCGCCCAGAACCCTTGTAACCAGAATCAATAGACGCACCTGAACGCCCAGCCATATCAGCCATAGTGACCGCAGGTGAAGTAGCACGAACACGAACCAATGAAGTAAATTTGCGACTACCCGAAGATTTTGTTCGAAATTCAATCTTTACATTAGTAGGCGAATGAACACGGCCCTTACCGTCAGTAGATGCGTTCCAGTTTAATCTGCCCCGTGTCATACCACTAGGGGGTGTGACAGACGCTAAACGGTTCTTTATTGCTTCTTGAACGGGCTTGGCTGGCTTTTTGGCTTCTCTAAGTAGTTGCTTACGAAGTTCAGGGTCAAGCCGTTTTAGACGGCGTTGAAGCTCACGAATGTCATTCACGCTGGCATTAGAAGCAGATACACCGACACGGCTTAAAGACCCCACCATTTTAGGGATTTCAAGTTTGAGCATCAGCGAACCACCTTCAACCCCTATTCTACCGCAGGTAACAAAATCGTTACCTTTGAATGTTGCCCAAAACACCCGACCTGTGGTTTACTAACTAGGCAAGCAAACGGAAGGAAAACAAATGCGAGCAACAGCAATTCAAGAAATCAACCCAACCGGTTACAACCAGGTAATAGATGAACACGCACCAAACCTGATCACGGGCCAAACGCGTGAAATCGAAACCCAACTGTGGAAACTAGCCACCGACCAACAAAGTTATGATTCCATTGACTACGTAACAGACGGCGTTTACTACTACGAAGCCGCCCTAGTTGAAATCGCTAAAGGCAACATCCCAGCAGAAAACATTTACTTTCAATCGCTAATTGTTCGGCTGGCATACAACGCCATAACCAATGTGGAAGAATTTGCGTGGATAGTAGCCAACAGCCGATTCACCGAAAAAGACATTCAGGAAATGATTGACCTAGCAGCATCAATGGTGGTGTGGCACAAAAACTTTGAACTAGACAGTCACCTAACCGTTGAAGCCGAACACGCCAGTTACCTGCAATACGTTTACTGTTCCTGCAAACTGCACAACTGTAAAGTGTTATCCAACTGATCAGCCAAGTAAAGAACCCCCCACCAACTAGGTAGGGGGTTTCTTTATTGACTAGGTGAAGCTTTAGCAACCAAAACTTTACCCATCGTGAACAACATTCGTTCACTTTCCTGCATCAAAACACTAGGGGCAATGCCTGTTTCAACTGCAAGTGTGGCAATAAACCAATGGGCTGAAGTTTCGCCTAGCCCTTTGATTTTGGGTCAGCATCACCAACACCAACTTGTGACACGTCATCAACCCATTCAAGGAACGGTTTGCCCGTAGCCTTTGTGCGGTGTTCAACGTGCCAACCCAAATACAACAAATGGGTTAGTTTCAGTTCGTGTTCCAAACGTGCAATTGACAGGTTGAATTCGTTTTCGAACGCCACCATATCGGATGCGACAGCGGTCACATTCTTGCTGGTTTCATCCAAGAATTCAATGCGTAGATTCATTCTCATTTGTTACGCCGTTGCCCTAGTGATTGCACCAGTGGTAGGCCACGTAACGCTGAACGATGAAAGGTCACCGATAGTGCCTGAAATCGGGGTGTAACCGTTGATTAGGCAGGTAGCAGTGTAAGACGGGTTAGTTGCTGACACGGCAGTTCCTAGTGGCTTAATGACCACAGTTCCAATCGTGTTGATCAGGCCGTTAATGGTTGCGTCTACCGAACCGGCAGCGTAATCCTGGTAAAAGTCAAGCTTTACCGAACCTGAAACAATGCCACCAACAACAGTTCGCCACGCGGTAGACGCAGTGCCAAAAGTAGTGGTTTCAATTTCGTTAGAAGTTTCTTCAATCGTTGCTGAAGAAAGGCTTGACGTTAGGTCAGTGCCGTTCAGCGTAATCTGAAACTGTGTTGCTACAAATTTTGCCATTTGTTTATGCCTTCTAGTTTGTATAAACCGTCACAGCAAATTCTGCTGCTAGGTAAGGGATTTCTGCTATTGTGATGCTTCCATATGTAGAAAGCCCAGTCACTCGAAGGGTCTGAACAACGCCACCAAGTGTCTTATCTGATTCTACCGCAGTTTTTACGCTCAACGCCCCTGACGGATTACAGTAACCGTCAATCTTGTTTTGCCCTGACCGTTCATCAGCCCTACCAGCAACCACAGTAATCTTGAACAAGTATTCGTCAAGCCCACGCCCAAACGTGGTGTCAAAGTTGATTGATACCGGTTCAACAATTGCAATCGGTGGGTTAGGCGAATCAGGCACAGTAGCGGCAGTGCGTAGACCTGCAATAGTGGCAAGGTTAGTTGCTAGGCCGTCACGGATTTGGGAAACAGTTGCCATTATTGGAAGTTTCTCATAAGACGGTAAGGGTCAATCAACTGTCGAACGTCAGGGTCAAGGCTGGAACTGACACGCATCACACCCATATCGCCAAACCCTGCAACACCCAACGGTGAATCTGCACGTTTGAAAATGCGTGAAGCTTGAATTATTGTTGCCTGTTTGACCGCTATCGGCACAGCAGACCAACCCCACGTTCCCGTGATTTGAACGTTAGCCCTACCCGAACCAGTAGTGAACCCATAGTTGGCTGATAGATAGTTGCCAGCCAAAACCATTTCAGTAAACGGCCAACCAGTCAGACCGCCCACCACGTTGTTCAACGGATACAGTTGGTAATCGTTTGGCACAAGGGTTGTGTCATACGTGCCGTTATCAAGGCTAGAAAGTTTGACTTCAGTCACAGTCAACAAGTCATCAAGAACAACCTGGTAAGTGTTATCTGACGCAAACACACGCGTTGCCGTGCCTGACGGGTAAAAGTAGCGTTGTGCATAACCGTCAATTAAACGGCTGGCTGATTCAACAGCCATTTCCAGTTGCGTGTCATCAATGGTGTCACTGATTCGCAAACTTGTTTTGATTTCAGACAGGGTTGCATACCCGTTAGTTATCGCCATCAAACACTTCCTAAAAGTCTTATGGTTCTAGTTTACCGCCAACTGATTCGGGCTTTAATGTCAGTCGAACTGATGCCCTGCGTATAGGGGATGTAACACAAACTAATGCCACGCTGATCAAGCCAACTTTGTGTGAACCCCATCTGGGCATAGTAGTCACGAACTGCCCAGTCACTACCAATAATCACAACATCAGGGGTAACCCAGTCAATCGCAGTTTTAGAATCAGCCCCGTCAAAGTTTGGCACAACATCATCAACATAGCGACACGCCAGCAACACTTCAGCCCGTTCCTGAAATGACATAACAGGTGGTTTGCCTTTATACGCTTCAATAAATTCGTCAGTGTTCAACGCCACCGTGACCGAACCAAACCTGGAACATTCACGCAAAAAGTTGACGTGACCTGCGTGAAACAAATCGAACGTGCCGCCTGTATAAACTTTCAATCCCACCGGTTCGCCCTTCTAATCGCTAAAGACCAGTTGCCTTCAGAATAGTCATCAACGGCAACCTTCATTTCATAAAGCAGTTGGTTGTTTCTAAAGCTCACCGCGTTC